TGTTATAACGCTTTCCAATATATGAAAGAACTTTTTCTTCTGATAACTCTTCATCATCATCTTGGCCACCTTCCGGCTCTTGCTGTTGTTGGCCTTCATTCTTGTCAATAGCAGAGGTATCAATTTTAACCCCTGAATCAACACCCTCACCATTCATCTCCTGTTCATGCTTTTTAAGAAGCTCTTCTTCTATTTGCTGAACGCTTTTTTCTTCTATGCCATCAAGGGCACGTACTTTGATTTCCATTTAATTAGATTTAATTTGATACAAATTTATACAAAAAATACATATTATTTTAACGAGGTTCAAACTCAGCTAAATCAAACCCATCAAGAGTATCCTCATTCGACTCAAAATTCATCGGAGGTAGGTTATTCTTTCTTTGGTTGATCAGCTTAGATTGCTGTGTATTTTGCATGCTCACCCTCTTATCCTTAGCCATCTCCTTCATATCCTCACGAGACATAAGCGAAGACTCCTTGATACCGGCTATCTGCATTTGGTATTGGAACTCCTCATTCATTAGCATACGCTTCATATCAGCTTCTGCCTTGAGCTTCTCAATATCGAAAGCCACCTCAGCCTGCTTAAGCTGCATCTTTGATTGGGACTCCAATTGAATCTTTTGCATAGCCGCCTGAGCTGCCATTTGCTGAGACTGCATTTGTTGCTGAGCCATCATAGCCTGCTTCTGCATAGCCATCTTTTCCTCTCTCTCCTGCTTCTTGACACGCTTAACCTTCAATAATTGATTGGCAAGCTTAAGGTTCTTAATCTCTCTGATGTCAATAGCATCCTCAAGGTTGATGTCTCCTTTAGAAAGAGCCATCTGAATGTTCGCCTCGAGCTGAGCTTTTTGCTCTTCATCCGGAGAGATCTCAATAAATATACCAAAGTCGTAGATATATAGGTCCTTAATGTCATTAAGGAGGGATACGTTGTACTTGCCAATTTTGTTGGCAAAGTCATCTCTAAAGTCTGCGTATTCTAAAATGTCAGCAACACGGTAGGTAAGGGCCTCAGCAAGCGACCTGTATACAAATAGGCCTCCTTCAAGAATGTGGCGTGTAGCCGTATTGGAGTTAAGTGCTGCAAGCTTTTGGACCCCTACCAATGAGTTAGGGTCAGGCATAGAGCCATCTCTTGCTTCGTTAAGACCGGTCACAGACCTGATCATATCGAGGTAGTGGTTATAATTTGCTATCAGCATCTGCGTTTTAGCTGCGCCTGAATTTGAGGTAAGCTGCTGAATAGGTATACGAGCGTTATTAAAATCTCCATCTTGGGTATAGCTGCGTCCTATAACGCTACCCGTTTGGAAGTAAAGACGTAACGCATCTTCAGGATTATATGCCTGACCCGTACCAAGGTCAACCTCATTGAGACCATCGGCATCAATGAATACCCCATCAGGAACAGTGCGTGCAATAACTTGTTGTAGTTTTAAGTGAGTCAATTGAATCAAGTCTGCAAATGGTATCATCCTGCGCACAAGCGACTCGATAACACCTTTGTACATTCTTGGTGCAACTGCTACATAATTCGGCAGTGCATGTTGAGAAGTTGACTTTGGTCTCACCATGTTCTCAGCCATCTTCCACTTAAGCAAGATGTTGGTTCCCATTACCATGACACCATCATACCATACATCGATGGTCTTCTCAATCTTTTCAAAATTACCTTCCTCCATCATTTCAGTTGGAGGGTTAAATGTTTCATCCTTCTCAATCATTCTTGAGCCACCACCGTCAAGAATCTTTTTCTTGTATACAATTTTCTTGGTGCTCTTATAGTTGAAATAAAGAAGGGTTGCTGTATCACGATAGAACAAACTGTTCTCGTAAAACTGCGCTACATTATAGTAATCATACCAACTCTGTGAGTACATTGAAATTTCTTGCAACTGCTCACGAGTAAGTGTTGGATCAATCTTAAGTAATTCAGTTATTGGAAGTGTTTTAATTTCACCCCAATAAAATACATCTTGGAAGAAAGGATCTTCTGTGTAACTATATACAATATTTGCAGGATCAACGTATGATACCTGAACACCTGCTCCGGGAAGGAACTCATGCTTTGCAACACCAATACCAACTACTGTTAAATCATAATCAATACGCTTTCGTGTATCCTGATAATGATTCTCGTCAAATATTGTATTGATCGCTTCTTCTTCCGCTATCTCAATTGCAGGCTTATAGTTAAGCTGCATGTATAATGAAAGTTCTTCGTCTGTTTCAGGAAGTTCATCAGGGTCCATCATAAAAGGATTCGCACCTGTTTCTTCTTGAATAGTTGTAAGCACATCTTTGGCGGCCATCTGACCTTCAACCATGTCTTGATACTTACTTCGCTTTGATTGAGACATTGCATCTTGCGCATAAGCCTTCACTTTAAATAAGCGATCGCTCATACCATTTACAACAATATCAACAAACTTTGGAAGAATAGGCACAGGAGTCCAATCGAGATTCAAGTATGACAAATCTCCGTCTATTGCAAGTTCATTTTTATACTTCTGAACAGGCTGTTCACCACGAGCATATAAACGCAAGCGATGAAAGTCACGCCACTGACTATAGTAGCGACACTGATTACCGTCCTTTCGGAACCACTCATATTGTATTGCTTGGCCAACTTGAAGGCCAAACGCATCAGAGGCTTTCTCGGCATCAGATACAAACTGACCCGGGAAACCTGTTGCGGATATATTTACTACGACATCTTTCATCTAATAAGTTGACTTGTTGTTCCACTATTAGTGTACCGTGCGAAATTAATACTAATTTTCGACTCTTTTTTCTCAGGTAAATATACATGTTTTTGATTTGCCATAATAGCTAAACCTGAACTAATTGATGCGTCATGCTTAGTTCTGTCATTAATATCGAATTTTGCCCAATCTTCAAGTGTCCTTGTGAACGGCATAGAGCCTATTTCATCAGACGATCTGTAGGTTCCGGTCGTATCCATCCCAACAAATTTTTCTATGTAAGTCTCAATAGCTGAAGCATGCGCCTGCTTAACTTCTTCCGAAGAGTTGGGTATACCACCAAGCTCCCTTTCGGTTTTACTCAACTTATTGAGTACCCTGTCGGGTCTGTTCATTGAGAAGTTCCTGTACCCTCTGTTCTTAAAATGGTAAAGGATACGAGCTTTATTGTTCTCCGCAAGCATTGGCATCCCATAAAACACACAGGCCATAAGCACATCCTCAAAGAATATCTCAGCCGTCTGAGGACGGGCAATATACTCAAGGAAGAACTGATTAACCGGAGCATCATCCATGTGGTATTTAGTCATACCGTGGAGGGATCCGTTAGACCCCCTGCCCCCAACTACTGCCGATATATCGTAAGGGTCGCAGCCAAAAGTCCCAAGATGTTCATTGCCGGGGTATTTCTGCCCGTTTCTTGTCGATACACTATTTTGCATGTGAGGTGGTGGGAACCAATTAATTAAGAACCTACCCCTAATATCAGGAGTCCATATAACCTTGGTGTCTTTTTCTCCATCCTTCCAATGAAAAGATCCACGTGAATAAAGCTGACCTTCTATCTGTGAATCATTATAGTCTATTTGTTGATAAATTTTTGTCAAATTAAATATAGATGACTTACTCTCGTCCCTGAAAGCGTGGCTCTCAGTACGGGGAAACTGACGGTAAAACTCATTCAACGCATCAGCGTCACTCTTTAATGACTCAACCTCAGCCTCCCAATAGTCAATGGCTCCATTGATTATCTTCTGTCCGTCAACACCCTTAATCGGATCAGATGGTTTCCTAAATACCGGCATCCCGTAACGATCGATGAACCCTTCCATGTTCCACTCCATCGGAATAAATAGGGCATACAGCCCACTTTTTGTCTGACCGTTGGCGTTTCTGTTGAAAACTCTTGAGTCCTCATATAGCTTCTTGTAGTTATCTCCACCCTTACTAAGTGCATTTGAGGTAGACCCCATCATACACTTGCCAATTATCTTGCTACCAACCCTAAGACAGGTCTTGGTTACCCTCCAATTGTTCAGGATATTGTTTGGTTTAAGCCACTTGGCACTCTCATCGTGCGCAAGATATAGGAGCTTTTCACCGTCATAACTGTTCTCCTCTGTATTCTTCCAATCTATCGTGGTATCCAAACCATCCACAATGTTGCTGTCAGCAGCATTGGTCATGTTCTTTTTGGTGATCTTGGATGCCGGTACCCGGTAGGCAAGCTCAGTCTTCGGCTTATCCATACCATCCATTATCGGCCGGAAGAAGAAAGGCAGCCTACTGTTGATAGGAACCACCTTATCCGTGAACATCTTCTTGGCATCGGCACCCGTCTTTGACAGGATACCAACCCTTGAGTCACGAGCAAGGGTAGCTATATTGACGCACTCTGAGGATGACATGAATGAGAATCCGGAACGTCTGATCTTAAGATAGATCATCCCAAAGCATCTCGGATCAGCCCGGCATGCCTCCCAAAAGATAAAGAATATCCTGTTGGCCTCCCGATAATCAGGATAGCCCACGTCAATACTTGACCATTGTAGGTACATGTAGTGAGATCCGGTAATATAGTTTGGTTTGCCATTGTTCATAAACCAATAACCATTCTCACGGTTATTGAACTCCTGCTCAATGTAATCTACCCACCGGTCCTTAAACTCGGCAGGCATCTCGTTCCAATGGAATATAGATTGAATTTTAGATAGCTCCTTTGGCAGATCTTGTCTCTCCCAATACTGTTCAGAAGAAGTTTCACTTCTTTTGTAGCACTCTGTAGGAGCCAATGGTAAGGCAATAAGCAGCCCGGCCACATTTATAATGTCGCCAATCTGTCCCGTCTTTGAGATGACCACCATGTCATACTGCTCGTTATACCCATATTGCCAAGCCTTATGGGTATTCTTTTTAGAGACAGCATTCTTAGGCACATGGTCACTAACGATTCGATACAGACCTTCGCTCTGCAAATCCTTGCTTTGTATCATTTCTTACTACTCCTTTTTCAATAAGTTCAAGACTCTCCTTCTCTGATTCTACTCGGCTAAGTATTTCAAACGCATCAAAGATCGCAAGCTTTTTGGTTGCCGCAGCGTTCTTAAGTCTATCTGCCGCAAGCTCGTCATCCGGATCAGGCTTGATAATATTTTCTTCAGCAACCCTTATGAGTTGCTCTACCGCCTTATAACCTGCATCAATAATCTTCTTCTTTATTTCTACTGCATCACTCATAATGTCATGGTTATTTGGTGATCAAATA